CTGCTGCACGAATGTCGTTACACCGCTTAGCCATACGCTCACACAACTGCGCGCACTTCTCTCGTTCAGTTTCTATAATTAGCTTCGCAAATACCGGGAAAGCAGATTCAGACATGACCAACCACTCCTCACCGTCTTCTACTTCCGTATACGTCCCGGCCCGCTGAGCCAACTCCATCACTTCGTCGTCATTCATTTTCGTTTCCTCATTACCGCTGCTATGGCATGCGTTCCGCAACCTTCTAGACCCATCTGTTCTGTTAGGTCTGCGCAGTCTTTCCTTTCTGCTTTTCTCCCGGCCTCGTATGCTTCCTTCCACAACTTCTCTAGCCCGTTAGCGCTAAAGAGCCAACCAGCAGTCATGGCTCCATACCTATCAGCCCGGTTCAAGATGTCATCTCTGTTCATTTTGCACCCGTTCACACTTCTTTAAGCCGCTCAAGCGCCAGTGACAAATCCTTAATCACTTTCTGCGTAAACGGCCTATCAACTTGGACCGTTAATACTTTGAAATAATCCAAGAAAAACAGAGCCTGCGTGGCAGCTTCGTAGAGCGACAACTCCTCGGTGTCCTCAATATATTCAATCGGATGCAGCTGCGACCAGTATTTCAAAATCTTGTCTTCTGTTGGGTGCTTAAACGGCTGCGGCTCAACGCTTTTGTTGCGCTTCATATTCTTTCCTTTGTTGGATGTGTTTGGCGATGTTTTCACAGATCAATCTCGCAAGTGTTATATGTTCAGTTGTTACAGATGAACTGGCTTTTGCCCGCTTTTCATAATGTTTCAGCACTTCGGCGCACAACTCTGCACACGCCTGGCGTTCTACCTCCATCGCCCTGAAGGCATAGGCTTTCATCTGCTCTTTTGTGTAACGCGCTTCGAGGGGGCTTCCGGGGTGTGGCAAACGCGGCGGCTTAATCACGGTTGACCTTTTGGAGAACGACTTGGTAGCCGACGTGAAAGATGGATATTTGCGGAGCGCAAATGTTGATGAACGCATCTATTGCCATCTTTGGCCTAAGAAGCGGTTGCCGAGGGTCGCCCCACAGATAATCATCAAACACCATCAGGCCGCCTTCAACCAACAGTTCCCACGCCATCGTTGCATCCCGAAGTACGTCATGCGCTTCATGGCTACCATCGATATAGATAAAATCCCAGCCATCTTCGGGGCGGTGAAAACGCAGATACCGACTGAGCGCGCTGGATGACTTCTCTCGAATGGTGTAAACGTTGAGCTGCGGAATCTTGGTTTTCCATAACGCCTTAACAATGTTGAGATCGAACCGGCTCTTGACCATATCCATGTCGATCTGACTATGTTCGCGGCCACCTTCCCATGTGTCGATGCAGTAGAGCGAGTCCTCCGGCGTCATCATGTGTTCCATGATCCATACCGCGCTACGACCCTCGAACGAACCGATCTCCATAAACTTCCGCTTGGGCCGCTTGGGGAGGTGCTTCACAAAAATTGGCCACAGCTTCTCGCCATAGATAAACCAGTTCTCCGTAAACTCGTATTCTTCGCTAGGCTTCATTTGATCTCCAGATCCTGTATGCGCTCTGTTAGCACCGCCCCCAGGTCTTTGCCTTTGATAGCCACCATCTGCGCCTCCGGGCAGTCATAGACCACCTTGGCCGCGTCTTTGATGCCTTTGTTGAAACCAGAGGTGTAGGCATCCTTGCCATCCAGAATCATCACAATGGCGTCACGAATAAGCGCCGATGCTTTGCGATCTCGTGCCAACCGTTTAAGCCTGGCGTGATGCTCCGCAGGGATGTAAACGGAATACGGGACTAGCTTTCGTTCCATCGATTAAACTCCGTATAAACAGATTCAAGTCGGATTCGCGCCTCATGGTTGGTCCGCAGATCAACCCTGGACGGAATGCCAAGGAACTCCCTCAACCAGTCCGTAGCTTCCCGCTCTGTTGGCTCCATGATCTGATTGTCTTGGTGCAGGTATTCCCAGAAGCGCGGATCTCGACACAGCATGGCCGCAATCCGAAGAGCGCGCTCGCCGGCGAACTCGTCTTGCCGGTCGATTGGCTGCTCTGTGCCGTTCAAACGCACCATCACAACCTGATAGCGCGACCCCACAAAGTCGCGCAGCAGGTCTTCTGGAATTTCGTCGGGGTGCATGCAGAGCGTCAGCACATACCCCGTCTTATCCTGCTTGAGAGCAACCTTGATTGCTTCAAATTGCAGGGTCTTCAAAATGGCAGCTCCTCGTCCGGCTCTTGGCGCTGCTCAATCGTCCTCGGCTTCGGCGCAGACTTCTCAAACGGCGCCGAGATGTTGACAGACAGGCACTCCTTGTTGGCAATCGTCTTGTGCCATCCTGCGACTTGCAGCTTCACTAGGTTGCCGTGCGTCTTGTCGCACATGTCCTGGAGGAACAGGCGGTCAATGAAAACCTCGCCGCGCATGTCGGGTTGGTTGTCGGCGGTCTTTTTGAAGTTCGGCCACAGCGTGCCGGTGTTGGGTTTGGGGACGTAGTTACTCATGCAAATTTCGCCTTGGTTTGTGTGAACTGGGCCATCAATGACTTGAAGAACACGGCGTCTTGGGCCTTGACCGCATCGAACAGTTGCTTGTTCTTCTTGAAGATCTGCATCACGTCGGCTTCGCTGGTAGCCATATCGAGCGCCAACATGGCCGCGCTTTCTACGGCGGCTTTCCATTCTTCAGCATCGCCTTCAGGCTGCAAGCGAACCTTGATCTGCCACTCGCCTGGCTGCCCATCAATCCGCGCAGGGGGCCGCGGCTTGACCTCCGGCTGCTTGACCTCCGGGGGTGAGGCGTCGATGGCATCCGCTTCAACCACCTCCATGGCCGCCATCCAGAGATAGCGCCGCTGGTAGGACTGAACCGCTCCAAGGTTCTGAATCGGGTGCGCCCCCTTGAGTTGCGCCTCAGACATGGGGCTGCTGATCACCACCTGTTGACCATCCTCGGTGTCTGTGATGGTGAGCGTGGCCATATCATTGTTAAAGGAGACAACACTCGCAAGGCCCAGCTCGTAGAAGATCGCCTGCGTCTGTGGCAGGAAATCCGCCAGCTCGAAGTATTTGTAGCCGGCGAACTTGTTCTCCCCGGACTTCTTCAGCTCTGTGCCCAGCAGCTTCATCCGGGCCTTCATCAGTTTTGTCAGTACGGGCATCACTCACCCCTTTGTTCAAACGCAACGATGTCGGTTTTGGGTTCTGGCTTGACTTTCTTTGGGCGCCCCGGGCCGCGTTTGCCCGCCGGACGAACCACAACTGGCTTCTCAGGCTTGGGTTTCTTAGAGACTTCTAGCTCGATCAGCTTGGCCAAGTAGTGCCGCGCTTTCTGGAGATCCTCTAGCCCGCCCTTTTCCCGGAACCGGCTGACGTACTTGACGACGCATCCTTCCAAGTACCCCAGGCCGTTAGCCGAGATGTAATCCCACGGCTGAATGGCCTTCAGTTTGTAATGCTCGCCACCGATTTGCTGATTGTTTGCTGCCATGACTTACTCCTTGTTTTCAATCCAACCGTCTTGGTAATCACGCCATTGCTGGCAATAGGTGTTCACTGCACAAAAGGTCGCGCAACGAGTTCGCTCCCCGGGCCTGATCTCGACTTCATAGTCTTTGCCTAATGCTTCGGCTGTGCTGATAGCTTCTGCCTCAGACTGATGCAGAGACTTGGCGCGGACGTTGCCCTTCTTGCGGACTGCATAGACCGTGGGCTTCTCCCACATTTCCTCGGGCGTACAGAACGGCAGGGTTTCGCCGGCCTCGATGGCGAACTCACATGCCGAATGCTGGGCGATCCGGTGCAGCACATACGACTCGCGCTCTTCCGGTGCCCACAGTTTGATGGGCAGTTCTTTGACTGGCGCTTCTGGGTATCCCTCGCGGTTGCCAGCCTCCCGGCGGCTCCAGTCACGGATGATGGCCACAATGCCCAGATCCCGGACGGGCAGTTTCTTCTCTCGCTCGATCAGCCAAGCGTAGATGTTGAGCTGCTGCTCCCATTCGATCTTGTCATTCATCACCGCCCAGGCGCTGGTGGTCTTGTAGTCGCGGACAGAGATGCTGCCGTCTGCGTTGACAATCTGAAGATCCACGGCGCCGCTGATGTGCCAGCCATCTATCTCAGAGTGAATGCGTTGTTCGATGATGTGATTTTCGTCTTTGCCGTGTTCAAGCACTTTATGCACTGCTGACCCGAACACCGACCAGATCATGTCGGCCACGTCCTCCTCTAGTTCATCCGCAAACTTCTCGCTTAACGCGACAATTTTTGGACTGTTGATAAGCTGCGTCACCGAGCGGTGCGCCTTCCCTTTGCTGTAGGTTGGCCGCTGCAAAACGTTCACGAACGTCTGCGGCAGGTTGTACTTGTTGGTAAGCCTCACGATGGCCCTCGCGTGTTGAACAGGCAGCCATTGTGTCTGGCATTTTTGGCGTTGTCAATAGGTTGTACCCATATGCTCTCATGTGTTGCGTCGCATCTCTAACACTGTTATAGTTGGGAATGAACACACCCATACAGCTCCTGCTCCCGTGGCCGCCCAGCGTCAACAACTAT